CTTCGGGAGTACACTCATCTGTTCCGGCACCAGCGACAGAAATACATGTTTCAGTGTTGGGATCACATACCAAGTGTGTTGCACCACCAGTAGTACATGCTTCACCTGCTTTGGAACACGCATCTATACCTTCACCCTCCGTCTCAGTGCAAATACCATCTTGACAAGTTAAGTGTGTTATCTGACCACAGGGGCCACCTATTTCGTAACAATCGTCACGACCCGCCTCAAGACATTCTTGACATGTTACAGGGGGGTCATAACACTCATCTGAACTATCAGCACAGGTGCCATCAGGACAGGTAATTTGGCCCTTGTCTTCGCACGTCTTCGTATAGTCAGGTTTCTCTGCTTTAAATCCAGCTTCATACAGGCGGAGGGATTCTCTTCCAATGCCACTTAAATATTGTGAAATAATGTCTTCTGGGCCGAGTGCTTTCGCAAATCTTGCTTCCTCAAATCCGATGAGGTCTCTCTCCCGTTCCATCTTAGCCTTTATCTCAGCTATCTCTACATCGGAATAGCCGGCTTCTTTAGCCGCCTGTAGCTGTGCTTCTATTACATCTTCATTAGCCTGTGCCTGTTGCTGTGACTCAAAAGACTTGAGGATTTGTTGTACAAGGTCTTCTTGACCTGCACGTCTGGCTTCTTCTGCCTCGGTTTCTGAGGCTTCAAGTTCACCGGCACGACCTAAAAATTTTTCTTGGAGCTGTGTGTATGCTTCTCCGGGCTGTCTACCAGCTTGTTGTAGAAATGGAGAGGTTGCCCCCGCTAGAAAGCCCCGTGTTTGAGCACCACCAAGGCGTTCTTGAGCATACTGTTGCATAAGGCTCCCACGAAGACCTTCCTTCCCGCTTACAAATTCTGTCCTAGATGCCGCTCTGCCAAGTCTTATTCTCTCAGCCGCTTCACCACCGAGAATCTCGGGAGCGTCAATAATGTTTCCTTCTTCGTCTTTTGTGGTAAACTCACCATACTTGGCTTCCAGCCGGTTGATCTCCTCATTGATCTGTTTACCTGTGAGTCCGCCGGGGATGGTTCCAGTCTTAATGGCATTGAACTGTAGATCATCGGGAAGCTTGTCATAGTCTTCCTTGGACATATCCTCACCGAACATGGCCTTGCGCTGTCTGCCCATTTCATCGATCTTCTGCTTGGCAATGCCACCAAGTGCCCCTGCACCCTCTACACCATACTGTGCCTTAAGCTCGGCCTCTTTCTTTGTTTTCTGGGTAACTGAGAAGTTCCAGTCATCAACGATATTCTTGATCTGGGCTTTTTCCCAGTCGGGGAGTCGGTTAAGGATAGCGTTGAACTGTTCACGCTGGAAAGGAATAATATATTTCTTAGCCGCATCAACTGTGATACCATATTTCTCAGCAATGGCCTTATGAGCGGCTTCTGCATCGTAGGTATCGTTTTCAGGATCATACCCGAAAAGCTCGGCATACTGGCTAAAATCACTAAAGCCAGCGTCTTCTAAGAGGGAAGCTAGGTTAGTAGGTAACTCTGTATCTGTAAGACCACCGAGGAACTCCTCCATCCAAGGCGGATATTCTTCACTTGTAGCTTGGCAACCATAAACCAGATCACCAGCCGAGCCTGATTCTCCGCCGCCTATGACTACACATTCTTGCCCCGGAGGGCATCCATCTGTTCTACAATCAGCCATAATTAATCCCTGAATAGTCTCCCTGTGTAGTCCCCCATCATTGTTCCGTAGTCACCAATCGCTTCATCACTGAGTCCTGCCTTAACGTCCATAGCACCAAGTAAAGCCATGATGGGATAGGCTACACTCCTAGCATAACCAATAGACTCTGGGCCCAGTTCAAACCGTTTAGCCGCCCAACTCTCGGTTGGGGTATATAGTCTTTTCGTTGACTCTCTCAATTCTCTTGTACCAGTTTCTATTTCTCCAGTCGCCCTTCTGGCCGCCAGTCTTTCGTCCCGTGCGGCTTCACCATTCTCTGGCTCCCTGTATTGAGCAATAGGAATTTCACCAGCACGTCTTTTTGTAACTCCACGACCTGCTTTTTGGGCCTGACCACCGGCGAATAAACTGCCCAATATAGTGGTGCCATATCTAGCTGTTTTACTTGCTTTCATAAGGTCGTGAAAAGCTTTGAGACCCTTACCACCCACACCAAGGGCACCGCCACCATATGCCATAAGAGCAAGGCTTGCAAGTGTGATTGTCCAATCTAATAATTTTTTCTCTGCGGTTCCTTTTGCCTCCGTTTCGATCTCAGCGGTTTTTTGCACGGCAGTCTTTCCCACTTCTTCAACTCTTCCAAGTTCAGCTTCTATGTCACTGGTCTCTTTTAAGTATTGACGCATTCCAGCACCACCACGCTCTTCCCGCTCCATTTCCATTTGCCTGACAAAGGCATCCATCATTTCGTCTGTAACATCTGCCTGACCAAAGTTTGCCATAGATATAGCCATAATAAAACTCCCTTACGTTAAACTTTCCCAAGTATTGGATGTCTCTTCCTCCACTGGAAGAAACTCCGTGTAATACAACTTAGACCCCAGACGAAGGTATAGTCTGAGGTTCTTGCCCGGCACCCGTGAATACCGTCTCTCACCGTCAGCCATCTGGCTCACAGATGGTGCATGAGGAGAGATAGCAATGGGTGGCTGGGTACTATTCCTTAATTTTCTTTCTTCTCGTGTCAGTGGCATTAGCTTACCCTCTGATATATTGGTCTGTATTCCACTGCCACATCATTGATCTGAACACCTTCGGAACTTCCGGTGTCACTCGTAGCATTCACGATCTTAAATCTTATACTCTGGCAAGATATAGGACTGCTGGGCTGGGCTCGAACCTGTTTCCAGCCAGTACCGGTGCCAGAGAAGTCGCCTGTAAGCTGACTTGAAAAGCTTGTACCACCGTCAGTGTCATAAAATATAGGCTGTGTCTGGTCATTATCACTCTTATAAGTGAGCGTTACACCATATATTTTTTTTGTTCTTCCCGGCTCACCAAAGTCAATATCCTTTGTAGTGACTACGAACTTGTCCTCTCCCACGTTACGCATGGAATCTGTCCATTCTTTTATCTCGTAAGCATCGGATGTGGAGCTCCAAGTATTGCTTATCTGTCCTTCCCATGTTGTTTCAGATGTCCAATATAGGTCACCAGTAAGCAATGTCTGGTATACAGATGTAGTATTACTGTTCCAATCTACTACCATATTGGCCCTGTTATAGTTATCATCAAATGCTGATTGACCCTTGATCCACGATTGTGTCCTGAAATCATATATATATACATCTCCTACATCAGCAAAGGCGTTCTTAAGAACAATAAGATAATAGCGCCTTGGGTTGTATCCGATCAATGTGTCACGCTTGAAGTAGGTCTGCCATGTAGATTCCTTGATCCTGTTGAATAAAAGGTTTGTCACGTTTTGACCATCATATAGGAACACACCAAACTTGTTCACCCAGCAGACACCAAAGTCTGTCTTGGTAGATGCATAAGGATGTTCAATCCCTACAAAGTCTTTAATATCCTCAACATACCAGTTAGATGGTGACGGAGAAGCGATATTAATGATATAGAGCTTCCGATTCTTGAAGGCTAGTAATCGGTCTGAGAACTCTTCCAGCTTGGTAAACTCCTCAGCGTCACCCTTTACCACATCAATGAAGTAGCTTCTGGGGAACGTATCAAACTTGCCAATGGGAGTGTACATGATCCGGTCACGCATCTGAACAGTCTCACTGTCCTCGTTTACCGTCTTGACGTTTGCCACAAAGGCACGCCTGTTAGCCACTATAGCAGTTTTATAGCCTTCACCAGTACCGGAAATGGTTAATTGTTCATTAGCGTCTTTATTAGCCGGGAAACTATTAAGAATTTCATAAGTCTCAAGGGCTGGGGATCGGACAATCGTTTCGTCCACTTTTATAGTTACACCTGAGACTACTACCCATGGAGCATATACACCACTTAAACCACCCCTGACGCCATCTCGAAGACTAATGTCCAATAACAAAGACCACGGATCAGAGGATGTACTGATTCTAGTATAGATACGAGCACCGGATATCCTTGGGTTAAAAGAACCTGTAGACTCGGCATCAGTCAAGGTAGCTCTTACATCTATATCAAGCGCATCTAATGCGGTATCTACGTCAAAGGTATGATTGGTTTCCGGTATGTGAAGAAATGATTCTTGATTTCCATCATATATATAACTTCCGGCAATCTGATATGTTTCTTTTGCCCACGTCCCAGAATCTGATACGGGGGTAGCAACAGAAAGCCGGAACCCGTCTCCGGCATTAGCATAGCCAGCCCGTACCGTAATATCTGATGGCGGAGCTAGAGTATTATTATCATCGTGCCAATCGTCAAAACCGTAAAATGTCAGAGATACGTCATCAAGGTTGAATGCGGCATTGGTTGACGAGCCTGTAATTCCTATAGTAAAAGCACCAGCCGATGACTTGGTCTTGTAATATATACTTGTCGTAGCGTCTGACATGGTCAAATCTGTTGAAGTAGCGGCATGGGCTGTTGTGATAGAAGCCTGTAAAGTCGCCGAAGTACCAAGATTTAATCCTGACATTGTATATGTAAACTTGTAGATAGCGTTGGGAATGGTCTCACCTATAGTCATATCAGCCACTGCCTGCACTAAAGTGGCGGGGCTTGCATGGTGAGCATAGCTTGCATCTGTTGCATCCAGAGTCCACCCATTACCTCCTGTCCAATTAGAACTAAAATTGCCCGTATTGGCTAGGTGTTCCATTGATCCGGAGATGTCCTGAAAGGGACGACGATTGATGTAACCGTACCACTTATTCTGGATAC